GCCCAAAGAGTTGTATGACTTAATGCATGGGTGGTTACAAAGTAGTTCGTTTCCATTACGCACAGGTAACCACATCGAAGAACGCAGGGGTACAATCAACTTCAGTATCGTTGGACGTAACTGTACACTGGGTGAAAGAAAACTCTATATTAAACATGACGAGGCAACTAGAGAACGTGAGTCTATAGCACTTCAAATTAATATGGAGTTCCCTACTATCACTGCTGCAGTTGGTGGGGAAACAGGAATAGACATCTACAGAAAAGGTGGAGACAAGTCGCAAATCTTAGATGACTTCGACGCTCCATATTCTGAGATCTATTTCTTTGGAGATAGGATGGAACAAGGGGGTAATGACTATCCCCTTTCCGTACATTTGAAATCAAAACAAGTTTTTGCAGTCAAAGACTGGAAAGACACTTGGGAAATACTGAAGACACTAGATCGTGGCGATAGTCTCTGATAGAGTCCAACCTGCTGCTTCCAACGTTGTTTTGTTTACGTTTGTATCTGCAGGCCATGCACCACGGTAATCATCCCATGCAGAGTTCAACCAAGTTCTTTCGAACTCCATTGTTTGTGTTGATTCGTTGAACGTGATTTCAATAAAGAAATCTCCAGTAATAGCTGCAGACTCTAAAGCATTAAGGTGATCAGAGTCACCACTTGCAATACAGATATCTCTGATCGCTGCAATTGCATCATCTTCGTTGGCGTAATTCACATCACTGGTGTTTACATAAGTCACTGTTTGTATGACAGACATCTTTCATTCTCCTAAACTGGATTGTAAGTTTACATAAGTATTTATAAAAGTAATAAACGGACTACTAAAATGTTTTTCAACCGCTTCATGCAATTCACCACCCTGATCACTTCAATTGCAATTGCAGTTGTGGCGGCCTACTTTTCTGTAATAGGTCTCGCAACTATTTTTGCAGGTGCAGAACTTGCAGTAATCATAATGGCATCTATATTAGAGTTAGGTAAACTCGTAAGTGCAGTATGGTTGCACATCTACTGGAAGTCAGTAAGTCTTTTCAGTAAACTTTATCTGTTACTCGCAGTATTAGTACTTATGCTTATTACGTCAATGGGTATTTTCGGATACTTATCAAAAGCGCATATCGAAACTGGTGCGTCTGGTGGTGAGTACAAGGCACAGATAGAACGTATTGAAAACAGAATCAATCGTCAAAACACAACTATCGCACGTGCAAATAAAACACTCGACGATCTTGACACTGCACTAGACAAGTACAATGAACTTGGTGCAGTTACCAGAGGATTGAATGCACGTAAGGATCAGACAGAACAACGTGCACAGTTGAACGCTGCGATTGATGAAGCGTATAACAAAATCGATGAATACAACGAAGATATTGCAGACATCAAAATCAACATTCGTGCATACGAGGTAGAAGTCGGCCCTATTAAGTACATTGCTGAACTCGTCTATGGTGACAGGGCAGAAGAAATGACAGGGGATGCGATTAGATATGTTATGTTACTCATCATCTTCGTATTCGATCCCCTTGCGGTTATCCTATTGATCACGTCTACCAAGGCAATCAAAGAACAGAGGAAACCACCAGTGAGACGATCTAAGAAGAACGTCTCTTACATTGACCCTAAAGATATAGTGAAGATGGACTCTATTTAATGAATGAACATGAATATTATGAATCACTGAGAAATCGTTATCAAACTGCCTGTTTCAAACAAGACCAAATACCAGATAAAGAACTAATAGAAAAGATCCTCAAAGAGTCAGTCGAGTCGACGCCTGTATTCAATGGGGATTATCACTATGCAATCGATGTCTTTGGCCCTGAATATTCGTTCGACAAACGAAAGGTTTGTCTGCAAACTATAGAAGATAAACGTTATCGAAAGATGTTTGACAGTCGTAAGAAGGGTGAGTATGGCATTTCTACACTGTATCATGAGTTATCTTTATTCGAACAACAGATCGAAGATTTTAAAATGAAGGAAAAGGGTTTCAGTGTGTTGGCAAAACATGCTAAAACTATGACCTTCAACATGCAAGTCATGGCGCCTTATCTCCTTCTCTTCAGATATTCACCAGATCAGTTCATCCACTATGATAAGGAAGAAGGTTCTAAGGCGAAGAAGACAAAGTCAATACAGGCGTCCATGACTAATGCATATGCTATTAGTATCATTGCAGACCACTATGGAGTTCAAAGTGGTTTCTGTGGATGTTTCATCCTCAACGACGAAAACGTAAATGAAGTTTTCTACAATGACGAAGACGTTTGGTTTATGATGGGTCTTGGTTATAAAGAAGATTGGTGTTACAGTGCAGAAGGATCTAAACATCATAGACTAAGACAAGAAGAAAAACCCACTCACGACAAGGTGGTGAACTGGGCCTAAATATCTCTATTAGACATGGAGATTTTATTATGAACATAGCAGGCATAGATTATAGTTTGACTTCACCTGCCATATGTGTACACTCAGGTGACACGTGGGATTACAAAAACTGTCAGTTTTATTATATGGTAAAACGTGACAAATTGTTGCATCCAGAAAAACAATTCAATGCAACCATGTATCCCGAATATGACCACGACATCGAAAGGTTCGAAAAACTTTCAGACTGGTCTCTCAATATCCTCAAAAAACATAATGTTACAGACGCACACATCGAAGGTTATGCTTTCGGTGCAGTTGGTCGTGTCTTTCAAATTGCGGAGAACGCAGGGCATCTCAAGTATCAGATCCACAAAGCAGGTATGGTACAAGCGGTTCATGCTCCGACTGTGATCAAAAAATTCGCAACAGGAAAGGGTAATGCGACAAAAGAAAAGATGTATGATGCATTTTTTTCTGAAACAGGGGTTGACATTCGTGAAAAAGTTGGTATAATATCATTTAAACAATGGAACCCTATCAGTGACATTGTGGACGCATATTATATCGCAAAACACGGTTTTGTCAAGGAGAAAGAAAATGCAGATCAGTCGTAAGAGTTCCCTCACAGGTATCTATCGCACACGTGAGGTAAAAGTGAAAGAAAAAGATTATGAATTGTGGGAGAAGGGATACGCAAGTATCATGGATGCTATGCCTTATCTGAATGAGAATGACCGAACGTTCCTCTTGGCAGGTATTACGGATGATGAGTGGAGACAGGCATTCTCATCTGAAATAAGTAGTATAGTAAACGACAAGTTCTAGGAGACCTCATGGAAACGATATGGTTACTATTGACATATGTTGCAGGCACAGGTATCGGTTGGTATATCGGTAACAGTAGAAATATGGAACAAACTGTAGGCGCACTTATTGACCGACTTATCAAAGATGGTTATATTAAAACTAAAGGACACGGTTCAGACGCCGAGTTGTTGAAACACTGGGAAGAGTAAATGAGTATTATTATCTTTAATGGCCCACCCAAATCGGGTAAGGACGAAGCAGCGTCTTATTTCAAGAGACGTGGTTTTGCACATCTTAGTTTTAAACACCAACTATTTAAGGAAACAATCAATGAGTTTGATGTTGATACTATATGGTTCATGGATGGTTTTAATGACCGTTCTACTAAAGAACGTCCAGAAGATGAACTTCGTGGAATGTCTCGTCGAGAGGCAATGATCCACACATCAGAAGATGTTATCAAACCAAAATATGGTAAGTCATTTTTTGGTGACAAGGTCGCAGAAGAACTTGACATTGGCAACGAGTACGTTATCAGTGACGGTGGTTTTGTAGAAGAACTTGAACCTATCATTGATAAGATTGGTGCAGATAATATTCTTCTCGTCCAACTCGTACGAGATGGTTGCACATACGAACATGATTCCCGCCGATACTTTAACGGTTACTGTATTAAAGAATTCATCAATGGATATAAATCAGACTTTCAAACTCAGTATCTACTAGAAACTGAGATGCCTTTGACCACCTATCGCATATATAATAATGGAACCCTTTCTGGATTCCATCACTCCTTGGAGAAAATATACGAAATGGTCATCGGGAGAGAAGATGAAACTGACAGCTGAACAACATGGCGAAATGGTTTTTCATATCTTGTTTAATGATTATCACAGACCCTTTGTAAAAGGCAAAGCGAACAAATCAAAGATTGAAGACCAAATTATAATCGGTATGTACAAAAAGGAAATCCCACCATGTACACAAGCAGACGTAGACATGGTAGTACTCTTAGTAAATGATCTTATCGCAAATGGTATTGACAACTAATTAATATGGAAGTTCGTAATGGTTGAGAAATTAGTCGGTATACCCCGGCCTAATATTGTGAACCTCAAAGAATGCGAGGATCGTCGAGAGTATATGTCTAATGCGCTTAGTGCATTGGGTGTAGACCTTGTACGGTTCTATCAATTTGAACGGTATGAAAACTCCAATGTAAAAGCCTTCTGTGATGACATGATCGAACCTTACTGGATCGACAAGGGTACAACAACCTCACACCTACTCACAATCAAAACATGGTTAGAAGAAACGGACGAAGAGGTTGGTCTGTTCATGGAAGATGACGTGGATTTCTCTACAGTCCAACACTGGAACTTCACCTTCGAAGAGTTTCTCTCAAGGATGGGTACAAAGTGGGGCGCACTACAATTAGGTATCGTACACGAAGGAACTCCTAACATGGTTCCTCGTAAACGTGAACAACAAGATCATGGACTTCAGTGTTACATGTTAAAACGTAGATATGCAACTAAGTTAGTTAAGTTCTATTTCAATCAGGGGGATGACACGATACATTATAGAATGCCCGTTGGGGCGGCGTTGTCTTTAGAGAACGCAGTCTTGTGGGGGTTTGACAGAGTATTTACCTTTCCACTGTTTAACCACAATGTGACGGAGTTCACATCAAACAACATCTTCAGTCCAAACGCACAGGTTCAAGCGTCTATAAGATCCTATCATACCATTAGAGCATGGTGGGAGAATACAGGCAGAAACCTCAGTCTGGATGAAATATTCGAAAACAACACAATAGATTACTAAAAGGAAAAATTATGAGCGTAGTATATAAAGGTCAAGTGATTGATTCTGAACTATCTAAAAACTCGTTTGGTGGCACAGAAATGATGCGTGAACGAGTTATCAAGAATGTAGACCCACAGTGGTTGGATAAAGTTGCAATTCACTTTTCTCGTCCACGTCAATTGTTCGATGATGTATTGAACATCATGTACTGCCACGATCTTGCAGAAGATCCAGAGAATAATATTCTTGCGAATGGTGGATGGCAAAAGTTTGATCACTTTGTCTTTGTCTCTGCATGGCAACGTGACCAATACATAGATAGGTTTGGTATCCCTTATTCGAAGAGTACCGTAATCTACAATGCAGTGGAAACACAATATGACCCTTATCAAAAAGATGTGGAAACAATTCGTTTCATTTATCACACTACTCCTCATAGGGGTTTGGAGCTTCTCGTTCCTATTTTTGATTCTCTATCTCAGCATTTTCCTAATATTCATTTGGATGTTTATTCGTCTTTTGGGATTTACGGTTGGGAACAGAGGGACGAACCATACAAACCTCTTTTCGAAAGAATCGAAAACCACGAAAAAATGACCTATCATGGGCATCAACCCAATGATGTTGTCTTGGAAGCTTTGAAGAAGTCTCACATCTTTCTCTATCCAAACATCTGGAAAGAGACATCGTGTATTGCAATGATCGAAGCAATCAAAAACCAATGTATTGTCATTCATCCAAACTACGGTGCATTGACAGAGACTGCGGCTAATGCGACAATCGTTTATGAATATAACGAA